ATTAAGCGAGTGATGAAATCTTGCAGGGTGCCTCGGAAGGTCGCCAAGAAGTTGGTAACAGTCTTCGAAGGAGATGGGAGCGCGTGGGATACAACTTGTAGTGCAAAAATTCGCGATTTAGTCGAAAACCCTGTGATTAATCATGTCACTAATTTGGTTAACGGGTTTATGTACGCCACGCCTTCAACATGGGCAGATGCCCATGCCTCCGTTTGCGCGCAAGAGAAGTTGCACATTTCTTATACGAAGAATAAAGAGTATCAGAAAGAGACCATCGATGCTATTAGGAGGAGTGGCCATCGCGGCACCTCTTGCTTGAATTGGTGGATGAATTTTGTGTGTTGGCATTGCGCGATTTTCGAAGACCCCGAGTTATTCCTTGATCCTGCTCATCGTTATGGGAGGGATGTTACAGGGGTGAATCGGTGGATGAATAGTGCCTTTGAAGGTGACGATTCTTTCTTGGTTACTTCTCCCAATATTGAGGAGGGCAAATCGCTCCATACTCAAATTTTACAGTTTTGGGAGCGAATTGGTTTTAACATGAAGATTGAAATCAGGAAAGAGAGGGCCCTATTTGTCGGTTATTACATCGGCCTTGACGCTTCTGGACCACTCTTTAATGAGAAGACAGATGAGTGGATGATGGTGCCTGAGATCGACAGGTGCTTTTCCAGGGCAGGTACGAGTTGTTCCCCGACTATGATTGATGCGTTCAACGCAGATGATCGCAAGAAGTGCGTTAAGTTGGCAGGGTCGGCGGCGATGTCGAGAGCTTTTGAGTTCGCAGGACTCGCGCCCACCATTTCCAACAAATTTTTGCGTTATGCGGTCGATTGCGATTTTGAGATCACTCATGATTTGAAGATGCGTATAAATCAGGAATTTGATGATAAGAGTGAACTCGTGGAACACATCCGTGCTCTCAATGCCACGTGCCAAAGCGAAGAAAGGATTTTGTCTTCAACTGGGTTTTGGAGCAGTGACCAGGAGAAGAATCGCTTTGTGGATTTTATGTGGGACTACGATCAGCTTGTTGATTGGGAAGGCTTTCAGAATAGCCTTCCCCAGTCGTGGCGCCAGAAGGCGCCGCTTGCGCGATAAGAGTAAACAGGTTTTACCGATGCTGTACTGATTTAATTCAGCCATTTTGGCTGGTAAGTCCCAGGCTCACAAGAGGAAATGCTTGTGGGGAGAGAGGGAAGACGACAATGCATCAACCGGGGTTTGCCCCCCCCCTGCCGGAGTCGTCCGGGCGTAGGTAGAGTCCGCCCGTTGACCGAGGCTTATTCTTCAACACTCACTGCTGCCCGGTGGTGAGTGGCGAGCCTGCTGACGTAGTTTCCGGTCCGTCTGAGGTGAAGGCCGTGGGAGAGGGGGATTTAGTCACCTCCTTGGTTTGGCCACCTTAACTCCTACTGAACGGGGGCTAGGCTCTTTGGCACGCCGTTTGCGTGGCAACACTGGCTACCAACCAGCGATGGGTGGTTAGTTGGAACCCTCGAATGGAATGGCTACGTTGCGAACTGGCGCGATTTATCAATCCAGTGCCATGCTGTTGACACTAACAGTGATCTCCAGTGGACCTCTCATGTTGAGTCGGGGCCGTGGCATTTTGCCGAGGCCAGGCAGGGTCGAATCCTTTAAATTGCCAGCAGTGAGTACACTGCCCGATGCTGGGTGATTCCTATTCATATCATGTCCACTGCCTCCTATGCTTGAGGGGAGGGTTGCGAGGCCGTTTGATCAGCGGTGATTCTATCTGTCTAGAATAGGTATGGTTGACTGTGGGTAACCAATCCCACAAGGGCACACTTGCTTTAATGTGAGTTCGTTTGGCTCACGTTGACCTGGTAGTCTCCACGTAAGTGGTCACGTCTTGTTATTAGCTCAATATGGTTAAGCAGATGACCAATCAACGTAAGAAGTTGTTTAAGCGCATAGCAACTGAACGCAGATTGTTGCGAGGTATCAAACAGGGAGTTGGAGCAATCACCAAGAGTCCGTTTCCCAAGGTTAAGAAGAACACTAAACGCACCACAGTGCGTAGTGTGAAACGGGACTCTCACACGAAGGGTGCGTTGAACGCCATGAGCCCTTGTCACCTTCCTTTGCCACGAGCGGTGGGAGGGTATTCGGTGATACGCACAACTAAGATTATTTCTAGTTCTCAGCCGGCTGTATTGTTTGGGACCTTTAAGGGCCCCGGCGAGGAATTTACTGAGACGGCTTGGCTTGACCTTTGTGCAGTTTCCAATGCTGCTGGTGCAGCAGCTAATCCCATTAATTCTCCTAATGGTTCATTTTTCTACGGAATGGACGCCTTGTCTCCGCCTGCTATAAACGGCGCGCGTATGGTCCCCGCTGCCTTCACGATTCAGATCATGAACCCCAATGCTCTCCAAACCACTAGTGGAATTGTGTATGTAGGTCGGTCAAAGACCGTCCTCGATCTGATGGGTGATGGCCGTTCGTGGAACACGTTGATGAATGAATTGGTTTCATACAGCGCTCCGCGTTTGTGTTCGGCTGGTAAATTAGCGTTGCGTGGTGTTCAGGTTAACGCCATACCGAATAACATGTCAGTCTTGTCTGATTTTGTTCCACGACGCCTCGCTGATGTTTCTTCAGACAAGGAGTGGACCGAGTCCTCGTATGCTGTGGATTTTGAGGGGTTTGGACCTATATTTGTTTACAACCCCAATTCGATCCCGCTTCAGTTTATCGTCACAATCGAGTGGCGCATGAGGTTTGACCCACTCAATCCTGCGTATGCTGGGCATGTTAATTATGCCCCGACATCTGAATCAGTTTGGAGCGATGTCATTTCCGGGGCTGAGGCCGCTGGACATGGTGTCGAGGACATTGCTGATGTTGTCGCCGATATGTTATAGCCATTTTGGCTCTGATTGGTTTTAAATAAATAAAATAAATAAATACATAAACATGATGGTGGCGGAACGTTGATCTCACCATCTTAGTAGTCAAATGAGACGTTGACCTTTTCCGATGGAGGCTGTACAGCATCGGTTGCATCGCTCTGGCTTAGTGAACCAGGGTTAATTGAAGTCCACAGGCATAAGTCTTGTGGCAAATGAACGGATTCACGATCACAAACCATTCTAG